TTAAACGACCCGCCAAGTGGTCTGATTCCAAGCTTGCAATCAGCCCAACACCTGCAACATGGACACGATCATGGGTTTCAACGGCCTTAATCGGCGTGACTTCATTGCAACCGGAAATGCAGATGCCCAAGAGAAACAGGATGATGGACAGGCAGACCAGGCTTCGGTACATCATTCAATTTCTACTCCCTCAATGGGCCATTCGTAGTGGTTGCCGTCATCAAAATGTCCGCCCCAAATACCGCCGACTGATTCCCACCATTCCCCGAGAGGTTGGTGGTCCTCGGTGCGCGTCAGGTAGGTGCCGTTCGCGGTGAACAGGTTCAGGTCAATCGCCAGGCGCCGGGCGTGCCGGGAGGTTTTGCTGCCGTAGCCGCAGCGCGGGTCCCGGTAAGCATCGCCCAGGGTGACCTCAAACCCCATTTCTATGGCCATGTCGATCAGTCGCGGCACCATGGCGGCGAACTGGCTTTGCGCTTTGCGTAGTCTCATGCCGTTACCCAAGAGCTTCGTAGAGGAGGTAAAGGACCAGGCCGAGCACCACCAGCAGTGCCGTGTGTTGCAGGTGCAGGAGAGTCGTAATCTTCTCCCATTGGGCAAAATCGGCAGGATCACTCACCGGCATCCCCCAGCACACTGTCGGCCCACTCCCTGGGCGCCGTAGGCGCGGGCACGTAGGCCGTGCAGCCGCCGATGCAGTCGGTGGGGAATTTCAGCCCCAGCTCGCACAAGCGTTTAGGGGGATTCCAGTACCGGCACGGCGTGGTGTTACGCATAGAAATTGGGCGCCTTGTTGACTGTGCCGATAATGCTGGACTGGTAGTGCAGGTCGACGGTCACGCCGAACACGTAATCGCTGTTATCAGTGCCTCCGTTGGTGACCCGCTTCAGCGTGATCATGATCAGCTCGTCGGGCTCTACCAGGGTCAGTGCATCTTCGTCGGACACCTCGGCCACCATGTGGCGCCAGGCGCTGCCGCCCGCCGCCTGCTCCACGTAGACCGTAGTAGACGCCGCGAAGTTAGCCTGGTCATGCCCCAGGGCCCGCAGTATCTGGAACTCCCACTTCACCGTGGCTGTGCTGGTTCCGTTGGTCGACCAATGGACGTGCGGGTAGGCCTTGGCCCCGGGGATGATGTCGTGATTCACGTGGAACGGCTGAACGAACAGGTAATCGTTCACCGCGAACGCCCGTTCCTCCCGGGCCCCAGACGGCCCGAAAACCCTCATGGTGGGGGCTGATGAGGCCGGCACGCCGGCCGCGGACAGCGGCGCCACGTTGTCTTTCCACACGGTGCCGTGGGTCAGGGTGGTCAGCGCGTTGGCGATCCAGCGAATCACAGCCCTTCCCCGCCCTGCACGTGCAGCGTGGTCGATTCCCCACTGGCGCAAACGCCCGCGATGTGGGTCTGCGACGGGGCGACGGCGACCACCTCGATCATGCCGGGCACCAGCTCCATGTCGGAGGTCACAGCGGTCGTGCCGGTGGCGCCCAGGCGAACGAACACCGAGAAACTGCCCTGATTGTGCAGCCTCATGTGCTCGCCGTCTGGCAGCGTGGCCGTGGCGCTGGTGGCCGTGGCACTGAGCGACGCCGTGGCCCCAGGCTTGGGCTGGAAAGGGTTCACGCCGCTCTCGTCTCAAACGGGTAGCTCTCCGCCTCGCGCGGCACCAGGTCAACGCGCCCCGGGGCGCCCTTGCTGGGCTTGCGATCGTATACGGTCTGCACCGCATCGCGCAGGATGTTCATCACGATCCGCGGCACCTGCACCCACTCGCCGCGCTTGATCAGATACTTCTTACCGTTGGCGCCGACGAACACATCCTCGGGCTCGCCGTCCTTGTCGCTGCGATGGATGCGCAGCCATACCTTGTCGGACTTCGCTTCGACCTCGGGCTCAGCGGGGTCATCAAGACCCAGCTCGCCGGCCAGCGCGCTGACGATGTCGGACTTGGTTTGCTTGGCGCTGAAGGACACGCCGAACTGCTCCTGCGCGAGGCGCAAAAGGTCAACGCGGCTCATGGCCTCCAGGTTCTCAAGAGTAAACTGAGTCATTCGTTCAATCTCCGATAACGGCCTGGGCCGCGAGGCCCAGGCGGTTGCTCATCAGGCCAGCGAGCCAGCGCTCGGGGTGGCCAGGTCGTAGTAGGTGTCGGTGATGCCGGCCGCGCCCAGGTCGGTGGTACCGGCCAGGAACGTGGCGGAGGCATTGGTGGCCACCTTGATGGCGCCGATCGCGCAGTAGCCATCGGGCACCTGGGGAGTTACCAGCTGCTCGTTGACGTCGGCGGTCAGGACGTCCTCACCCTGGCGAATGCGGACATTGCCAGAGGCATCCAGCAGCACCAGGAACACGACGGTGCTGGACACCGGGACGGTGGACACCGGGTCGTCGGTGGTGTCGTGGGACACCAGGGCGATGTTGTCGGTATCGGCCTTGTGATAGGCGATTCCCTCGATGGCGTAGTCGGTACCGGCGCCGTTGGGGGCAGCGGTCTTGATAGTGCCCGCGTTGGTGCCCTCGGCCAGGCCGGCTTTGGACAGGCACGCGGTCAGTCCGAACGATTGGTTGAGAGTGAAGCTCATGGTCTAAATCCTCTTCAAATTTGGTGGCAGGCCCCCGAAGGGGCCTGGCGCATTACAGGTCGGAGACCGCGACCTCGAGCCGGATCATCCAGGCCTCGTTCAGTCGCACCGCGTTGTGGTAGCTCTTCCAGCCCACAGTACCCTTCTGACCCAGCGGGTCGCCGCCGCGCGGGGTGTTGGGGTTCAGCACCATCGGCTTGATGGCGTTGGCGCCCTTCAGGGCCACGGTACCGTAGGCGTTCATGCCGACCACCAGGATCGGGTACACGTCAGCGTTGGTGCCGGTGGTGGACTTGACGCTGTTGGTGGAGGCCGTGGTGCCGGCGTCGGCCCAGGATTCCAGCAGCGGGCTGGTAATGAAGCGGATGTTCTCCACGCTACCGAACTCGGTATCGCACAGGGGCTTGCGCGAACCGTACTCGGCGACCGGGGTGAAGCCGGTCAGGCCGCGGATATCGGCCTCACAGTCAGTGTGGCAGAAGGCGATGTAACCGCCCTCGATGGGGGTGGTGTTGTAGTTCGGGCTGCCCGCCAGCATCCGGTTGACGGGCTTGGCGCGGGCGCTCTTGAGCTCGCGCACGGCCAGTCGAAGCCGGGGCAGCGTCACGATGTTGTCGACATCGGTGCGGGCGCTGTTGGCGGACTCGGCATACAGCACGTTGGTGCCACCCTTGAGCACGCCGTAGGTCACCATCTCGATGGTCTCGGCGGCCTGCTCACCGGTGAGCATGGACATCTCGGACAGGACCGGGTCCTCGGCCAGGTCGGCGACCACGTCGGTCAGCTCGGCCACGTCGCCGTATTGGTTCAGCTTGACCTCGACATCCTCAAACTGGATGCCGTGGGCCACGGGGGTCACGCCCTCGACCAGCGGGGTGGTCGCGACGTCGAAAGGCACGGGCCGGCGGAACTTCACATTCTGCGCGGTGTTCTTCGGAACGGGTTTGGTTTGGCCGAACTTTCCGAGCACGATGACGGGCTCGGCGTGATCCAGCATCTCTTTGGTAGCCCAAGCGGCGGTGCGCTGGCTGATATCACCATAGGTGGACATTGTCGTTTACCTCAGTTTTAGCCGTAACGGGATTGCTTGGCATAGGCCTCAAACGCCGCCTCGAAGTCGTCCTTTGGGACAGGTTTCGACGCCGCGGGGGCCCGGTTGCTTCGCACAGTTTCAGATGCCGCCACACGCTGTTGACGCCGCTGGGTAACAGACTCCGCCGGGGCTGCCGGGGGCGAGGGTTGAGCGGTTAAGCGTTTGTACGTGTCCAGCACCCAGCCGAGTTCGATCGGGTCGTGGGTCATGGTGGCGATGGCCTTCACATTGTGTGGCTGTTGTTCCAGCCAGGCGTGAAAGCCGGCCGACCCGACCACCTCGGTGGCATCGGGGTGCTGGGCTTTCAGCTGCGCGACAGAGCGTTCCTCGCGTCGCTGCGCCTCGGCGGCTTGCAGGGGCGCGAGATTCGACTTCATCGCAGCAGAGAATCGGGAATCGATGGCCTTGGCCATCGACGGGTATTCTTCCTCGAAGGCCTTCCAGGCCTCGTCGGACTGCAGCGCCTGCTCCACCTCACCGGCGGAGGGCTGCGTGGTCTTCTGTTGGCGCAGGGCATTGACCTGTTTCTGCAGCGCGGAGACACGGCCCTGGTCGCTCTGGTAGCGGTGGCGCCAGAAATCGCGCTCCTTGATCAGCTCCGCCTCTTCGGCGGACGCAGCGCGCGGCTGCTCTGGCTCTTCATGCTCGGCGTCTTCGCCGGCGCCAGCCTGCCCGGGCTCGTCAACTTCAGCGCCTTCGGCTGCTGCAGCCTCGGCGTCGTGTTCCTCGGTCGCCTCAACGTCTTCTGCATCACCCTTCACCAGGTCATCGAAAGCGTTTTCGAATTCAGCATTTTCATCGGCCATCTGTGTCTCTCCTTTGCGCGGACGGTGCCGGGCAATCAGTCTGTCAGCAGGACCGGGCGGTCAGTCGGCACCTGCACGGGCTCCCGGGGGAGTGCCGCCAGCTCCGACAGCAGCGCCAGCCTGCCGCGGTGAAATTCGGTCGATTGCAGATCACGCCCGGGGGTGGCGAGCTTCAGCTGCGCCCTGGCCCGCTGGTCCTCGATCCAGCGCACCACGGTCACCCAGGTATCCGATCCGGTGTCGATGCTCATACGCCGCTGCCCAGGGCCACCTTGAGCCGCTTCTCCTGCTCGAATAGGTCCCGCTTGGTCTGGTTGGTGGACGTGGTGGCGGCGAGCTGGGCGCGTATCTTCTCCAGGCTGAGGTCCTTCTCCGCGGCCAGGCGGACCATCGCGGTGTCGCGCTCGAGCATGGCCAGCTGGGCCTTGTGCTGTCGGTCGCGCTCGGCGTCGGCGAGCTTGTCCTGGTGAATCTGGTAGGCCTGCTGCAGCTCCATCTGCTTGATCTGCAGCGCCGGGTCCACGCCCTGGCCCTGCTGGGCCGCGGCCGCGGCCTGCTGCTCCTTGGCCTGCAGCTCCTCGTCGGTGTAGACCACGTCATCGGCCGATATCTGGTGCGCCTGCACGGTCTTGCGCAGCAGGGGCGCCGGTTTCATCATCGGGCCGAATATCGGGGACCCGGCGAACTGCATCAGGATCATCAGGCTCTGGGCCTGCATCTCCTTCACCAGCAGCGCCGAGCTGCCGCGGGCGTCGACCACCAGGTCGCCCTTGATGTCGTCGCGCTCGCTGTTCTGCATGTTCCAGTCGTAGAACCGGGTGATCAGCGGTACCGTTATCTCGTCGTCCCAGTTCTTCACCGCCCGGCGCAGCACCACGTTGGCGCTGTTGAGCAGTAACTGCATGCCGTGGGCCGTCTGGGTCGCGTTGCCCTGCTCGCCCTGGGCCACCATCGGAAGCCCTGTCTCCAGGTCGGCCAGCTCGTAAGCCGTGGTGAAAATGTTGTGGAGCTCGGCCTGGCGGCTCGGCACGTCGAACACGCCGAAGGCGGCATTCATCGGCACCGCGGCGTCGTTCTTTAACCACACCTTCTTGCCGTACATCGTGTAGGTGCCGTCGGCCGGGGTGACGGCCGAGGTGTCAATCAGCAGCTGTGGCCCGACCGTGAGGCTGGCATTTTCCATCTCGCCGCGCCAAGCTGCGTTGGCGACGCGCTGCGGGTGGCGCAGTTGCCACGGCACGCTGTAGCCGAACACGCTGGTGTCGGAGGCCTCCCAGTTCCACACGCTGTACGGCAGGGGCTCGGTCTCGAGCGGATTCAGCGCCGCCTTGACCACCCAGTTGCCGATCATCCACACGGTGCCCATCACCTGTTCAAGCGGGTCGTCGAGGTCGACGTCACAGCCGCAGGCGGCCAGCGCATCCTTCGACAGCGGGCCGTGGTACTCCCACAGCTCGTACCGGGTCGCGTCGGGTACCTCGGTGAGGCCCTCGGCTTCACGGCGACGACTGGCGTCGGTGAGCTGGGCGCTGGTGTGCGACGTCCTGGGGCCCTCCTTGAGGGCGCTGCGCACCGCAGGCTCGATAAAGCCCACCTTGCGCATCAGCTCGCGCACGTCCCGGGTAGTCAGAAAATGCCGCTCAAACACCCCCTCGACGCTGCTGATCGTGGCCCCTTCCATCGGGTAGAAATTCCAGGGATCGACCAGCTGCAGGCTCGGCACGACGTCGGTAACCCACTGTAGCACCGACACCGTGGTGCCGTCGGGCATAGGCTGCTGCGACCACTGTTTGCGCTCTTCGCCCAGCACGATGGGCCCCTTGACGATCCCGGTGCCGAGTAGGCACCCGTGGTGGATCACGTCACGCGCCACGCGGTGCCAGCTGGCCTCTCGCATCTGGTCGTCGATCTCCTCGCGCATCGCCTCGGCCTTGGCCTTCGCCTCGGCGATCGGCATGTCGGGTTGCGGGGTGCTGGACAGGTCCCAGGACCGATCGTCAGTAGGGAACAGCATATCGCCGATGCGCGCCTCGGCGGCGACCACCTTGGAGCGCGTCAGGTTTGCGAAGACCTGCGACTTGCTGGGGTCGGCGGATAGTTTGGCCTCGGTCTCGGCGTCGTACTTGCCGTGGTACTGGCGCAGGTCCTGCAGCCAGCGGTCCTCGGTCTCGGCGCGGGCCCGGATCGCCTCGTCGCGCTTCCCGGCCAGCTCCTCGCCCAGGCCCTGCAGCAGCTCGACGATGCGGCGCTGCTCGCGCTCGGCGAGTTCCTCTGGTGTGAGCTGCTCGCCCTGTTCGATGTCTTCGATCAAAATCCCACTACCTTATCGCCGATACCGACATAGGGCCGAATGGCTGGCGCCCTGGTGCCGATGGTTTGCTGTTTGTCGAGGTAAGAACACAGATACTGCAGCGCGTCGTGGCAGTGGCTGAAGCGATTTTTCTCCGGCTTGTCCGCATAGCGCTTCTCTGTCCCGCCGGTGGCCAGCTCCCGGTACCGGTAGCCGCCATTGAACCCGGCTCGCAGTAGCTTGCACCTGGGGTCCAGGAGGAGCGCCGGGCGGCCCTGGTCGGCCAGGCGAGTGAGATATTTCCGCACCGCCTCGAGCCTCTTCACCGGGGACTGCGTCGGGCCCGCGACGGTCGGCAGGCCCTTCTCGCGCAGCGTGTCGAACACGGCCTTTTCGTCGTTGTCGTTGCGGTTAGCGCCGGCCGGGTCCCCGACGCTGAGCTCCACCGGATTGCTCGAGTACTTCGACGCCAGCAGCGGGCTGACAAAGCCATCGACCAGCTGGGCGATGCCAATGCCCTCGCCGACAATTTCCTCGAGCACCCGCAGCTGCCCGCGGGGCGTGGTCTGCAGGATCAAGCACGCCGGGGTCAGCCCATAGTCCCAGGCCAGCATGATGCCGCGGCCGCGGATCGGGCCGAGCTGATTGGGCGATACGTGCAGATCATCGCGCCACTGATTGCCGTAAATGGCCTTGCCGGCCAGCACGGTGCTGTACTGCCCGAGGATGTATGCCTTGATCCAGTTCGGCTCCTTGCCGGGGATCAGGTCCATCCAATAGTCGAACCCCTTGGGCTGGTTCTCGACGTTCTCGGCGGCCGGGTTCGGTGCGTAGTCGACGCCGTCGCCGTCGCCGTACTGGATCAGGGCGCCAGGCTGCTTGAAGAAGGCCCAGTTCTCCGGTGACACCTCCTCAGCCTGCTCATACCACCAGTGCATATCGTCCGGTGGGTTAGTGTCCATGATCAGCCCGGACCAGCTGCAGCCGCCATCGCGGACAGAGGGGTACCGTCCGACACGCATCTGCAAGGCGTGGATCACCTCGAGCGGCAGCTCCCGGGCCTCGTTCGCGAAGGCGCCGGTGAGCTCCAGGGACAGCACCTTTTTCACGTCCCTGGGCTTGTCCAGGGACATGAAAAGAACCTCCAGATCGAGGTCGGCAGTGCGTATCCGGTGCGTTATCGGGCTGTCCCACTTGATCGGGCCATACTCACCGAACCAGTCCAGCCAAGTTTTTATGGTCGTGCTTTTCAGCTCGGGATAGGTCTGAGAGCACCACATGGCGACACCATTTCGCCGAACATAGACCCGGTGCGTCGGCACCTCGACGCAGTAGATGACGCCACTGTAGGCCTCGCGATACCAGCCGCGATACCGCCCTTTCTGCTTGTTGAGGACGGGGCGGTGTTTCTTCTCGGTAACAAAAGTCACTGAGTACTGCGGTGCATTGACCTGGCCTACTGCGCCATTCACGCAAACCGCCTGCCCTACCTGATCCGCTACCAAACGGACATTGGCCACCATGCCGGCGCGCAGCGCGATTTCCTGCAGGTCGTTGGCCAACTGCCGGGAGCTTGTCCACGCGACAGCGGACGTGCCGTAATTACCGTCGCCGCGCATGTAGCCGTGTATGAACCGCCGTAGATGTTCCCGCGGGGCGTTTTTCAGAGCAGCGGGCATCGCACGCACTGGCTGCAATCCCGCCTCTTTCAGGAGGTCGTAAATTTTGTCGCCGGGGCCATTCCCTTTGGCGGTCAAGGAAACGCGAAACTGCGCGCCCCCGCTTTCCTTCGGGACCTCGGTATAGGGCACCTCGGCACGCATCATCAGATCGCGGACGTACTCGAGGTCCTTGGCCTGTATCACGCTCAGACGGCGCCGCGCGTAGCCGTCACGGCCTCTCGTCTCGCCGATATTTCCATCGGCGAACCAGAACCCGAGCCACTCGAAAAGGTCGGGAGACATACCGTGCGCGGCGCCATCCCACTCAGGCAGGTCGCGCATCACGCGGACGTTGCGTTTGCCGTAGAGGCCCCGGGCTTTCTCCAGGCGGTACCCGGTCCAGCTTCTCTGCCGACCGTGGCGGGTGGCCACGTACATTTTGTGATCTGGTGTTACTCGGAAATCAACGCCCTCGCCTTCGAACCCGATCAGCTCGCCCACGTAGGGGGCCTTGTAGTAGTACGAGGGTTCAACAAAGGCCAGGCGCCCGTCGTCCTCAAGCTGCGCGACTTTCTGCCCCTCTTCGAGGTCCTTGAACAGCCGCCACCCATCTTCGGTCAGTATCTCGGTTTGGTCGTCGTAGCAGTTGCGCGCTATGGCCCAGCGGCTGCGCCGCACGCCATCCGGCCCGGGCCGCTGCTCCAGTGCCCTGGTGTAAATCTCCCAGCACATACCCACCGATTTGCCGCTGCCGATGGGTCCCATAACACCGCGCACCGGTGCGTTGTTCGCGTGAAATTTCGCCAGTGTCGGCGTCGGTTTGTAGCGGATGATCTTGCGATCGGCGGCCACGCTCAGCTCCCGTTGCGCCGCGGCATCTCGGCGACGTACTGGATTTCACCCGTAGGCATCCGGCCGTTGGCCTGGTCGAGGCCCAGGGCCTGGCGCTCCAGCGGGATGATGCGCTCCTGAATGCGAGTGCATATTTCCAGCAACCCGCCAGGGCTGTCCTGCTTGCGCCCTACGCCGAGGATCGCGACGGCCTTGGCGTCGGGCTCACCAGTCGCCGCCAGCTGCTCCAGCAGTCCCTCCAACATCGTCATGGTCCTGTCCCAGCTGCTGCGTAGGCGTCGCAGATCGGCGCGGTGGTCGCGGATCAGGTGTACGTCCCGGGCTGCTGCCAGGTCGGTCATGCGGCGCTCGCCGATATCGTCGGGGAGGCTCTGACCGGGGTTGTCGATGAGGTACTGCTCGGCGGCTTTGGTGTGGATCAGCCGGGTGGCGAGCTTGCGCCGGGTCTCGTCGGAGAGGTCACGACTCCATCCCTCGCGCTTTGCGCGGCGCCTTATCAGTGCGTCGGAGCAGCCATGCCGTCGCCCGATCTCCATGATGGTCATGGAGTTCAGCCTGTATTCCGCCTCGATGGCATCCCAGTCGAGGTTTTTGGGCTGCCGGCCGCGGGGTCTTTCTTTCTCGGTATCGCTCATAAAAAAAAAAAATCCCCCGGTGGGGGC